TAACGAATACATATACGCAAACTTAGACTCGTGCATTCGATGCGCTCACCTATTTAATCCAAGCGGCAAGCTAATATATGATGTTTAAACCATAAACCTAAAAACAAACATGAAAACGAAACAATTAATATTAGCACTAGCACTTGGCCTAGTCTCAAACCTATCCGTCAATGCGTCTGAGATAGTCGCGGCAACGCTTATCTTGGAAGCGGGGGGAGAGTATTCAACTGGCTCTATGGAAGCCGTCAACGAGGTAATACGCAACCGTGCTGCAAAGCGCAAGCTTACAACCCGGCAAGTGTGTTTACAGCGTAAACAGTTTAGCTGTTGGAATAGCGGAAGGATTGACCAGTTGCTAGCCAAAGCAAAGCGACATCCACGTTTTAACGAAGCTATGGCTATTGTAAACGGATCGCCTACGAATTATACGGGCGGCGCGGATCATTACCATGCAGATTACTGCAATCCATACTGGGCAAGCTCGCTTAAAAAGACTTGCATCATAGGCAAACATATCTTCTATAAGTAAAACAAACCATAAACAAACCATAAACAAACCATGAAAACACTACAAAAAACTGATTATGTATTAACGCGAAACGACTTACCCGTCGAATCTTTAGATATAATCTACGCAAGTGAATCAGTCATTGAGTTATTTAATGATGGCTTTAAATTAGAGGTGGGCGAAGAGTTTACTAGGATGACCGACCTTCCCGCAACTGAGCAGTCTAAATATATCGCATTTATAAACAAACCATAAACAAACCATGAAAACAAAACACTATATGTCTACCGTTACAATCCGCAACGGGGAATACGAAACGCTTACCAATTACTGCTTCAAATCATCCGACCGAAAGTCAGCGGAAAAGGAGGTAACCGAAGCCTTCGACATAGGGGGCGATGACTGGGAGCAGCAAGCTGAGTTATATAGCTTGGTAGAAGTAACCGCAGAGGAGTATGCCGTTCTAAGCAAATTCATTTAAACAACAAACCATAAACAAACCACAAACAAACCATGAAAACACAACAATACAAACTCAAATATCCCATCCACTTCGAAGTGCATGTTTACGGAACCCCGCTTTGTAAAAGCTTTAGCAGACAGGCTATTGGTTACACGGAGCGAAACAGTTGCTCTAGGACTAAGAGCCTACAAACCGCTATCAAACAGGCTAAAAAGCACCTCGGAAACGTGGTGGCCTACTGGATAGAAGACAAGCCAAGTAACTCCAATAACACGGGAAGGCAAATGACTTACGGGCAAAGGGTAGTTTACGGAACCCAAAAGGGGGTTGGCAGCGATCACGGAAATTCACCGCTTGAGGCGCACTTGGCTTACTAATATGAAACGAACAGAAAATCAAATCTTGGCAATCTGCACGGTTGCCAGCATTATAACGGCCATCCTTTGCGCTTGCTATGCCTTGCACAAACTTCAGCTCTAACCATAAACAAACCATGTACAAAATCCTAATAAGTTATATAATCGCCTCAGCCCTTGCGCTAGGCTTGCTCAATCACGCCATCAACAAAGCACAAGATCACATTGAGACGCTTGCGGAAGTGCTAGTGCATCACTCTGACACCTTAGAGGATCATAGGGGTGTGTTGCTTCAAATGATCGACGATCGTGCTCTGCCTTACATGTAACAAGCATGGAGGACATCACAGACAAACTAGAAAACGCCAAGATTTTGATTAATCAAATGATAGGCTCGCACCAAGGAACACCAGAGGCGGCAACTCAATACGCCATCTACCAACTAGGCTTGCCGCAAGACGTTGCAAGCTCACTAATCCAATACGCAAACCAATTAAACAAACAATGAAAGCATTAGACATAGCAGGGACACAGACCAAGGTTTCAAGTTGCATGGGCTTTGTAGCCTCAGGAGCGGCACGAGACGCATACCGTAGGCTTCTAACAGCAAGCACAGTAGGGCAAAGCAAGGGCGAGCAACGAAAGTCTGTCTTTAGCCGCACTACAAAAGAAGGAACAAAGAAGTAATGAATGAAAGCATGATCACAAGCGCAGTCCTATACATGGAAAGCCTCAAAGACAGGGTGCCGCCAGCAGACGAAGAGGTTATTACTGTAAAGCAGAAAAGACCTGGCACGCCACATCTCAAGACCTTAGGCCTCGACCCGCACAAGATGGTCAAGGCTGTGGATAAGCTCAAGGCAAAGGGGCTAGAGGTAAATGATGCTTGCGAGCAAGTCGGCATGACTAGGTCTCAATACTACAAAACTAAAAAAGGAGTAACAAACAGAAAATGAAAACCATACAACAATACCGAAAAGATCACCCGCAACTGTCAGAGGAGCAAGTCCACTCTGCCTATCACATAACAGAGATTGATGCGCCAGAGTTCAGCGTGAGCGGCTTCATGCTAGTTGCACCAGGTAGGTGTCTCGCCATCCATGAAAACGGCAATATAGCCCCTTTACGGCTCAAGGAAAGCTACTAGTAAGCAGCTGTGATATAATACCGCTTGACAAGTTTCCAAAACTTGTTTACTAAATTCAATCATAGCAGAAATGCTACCGTGTAGTGACGGATCAGATCCTTTCCCCGCTTGTTCTCAAGCACTTTAAGCCTCTCTTCTAGCACTACATGGAAGAGGGGTTTTTTTATGCCCATACAGTCTAGCGGAGCAAGCGGCCTCACAGGTTAGCCCAAGTCTGCACAACGGAACCCGAAGCGTAGCTTCCAGGTTCTGGTGGTTGCTAGGTTTGAAATAGATACCGACCTAGCGTAACAGGTGGCTCTTAACGGAGCGTGAACACCGTCCCGTAGCTTATACAGCACTTACCACAGCCAAGCGGGACAACGTGAAAGAGCGTCAGACTCATACGATTTGAGACAAGACAGCAGGATATGGTTCATTCGTAATGGGTGAACCATGTCCAAACGCCAAGAGCTACACCGATTTGATTGAGACCAAAGAACCAAAGTTTTTTTTAAAAAACAAGGACGATTCTTCTTGACCATACAAATACCTTTCCCTACACCTTACGGTATCCTATAACATAAACAAAACTATGAACCTAAAAACAGAAACTAAAACCGCCCTCATTGATCTTGAACTGATCTCTTACTCTCATGCAGCTAAGGCTGAGTCAACTGGCACAGGTCTTCAAAGCCTGGTCGAGATGGTAGAGTTTACTATACAAAGCGTAGTCTCTGCTTGCCGCGCACAGAAGCACTACCTAGTGGTGTCTGGACGGGACAACTTCCGCAAGGTCTTGTATCCAGACTACAAAGCAGGGAGACGGGAGAAGCCATCTCTCTACGTGCCATTGATGGACAAGCTTGAGGAAGCGAATGCCTCTCGCTGGTGCAAGCACGACCAGCTGGAAGCGGATGACCTACTTGGCATCATGCTTACCAACGGAAGGGTTAAAAACCCAATCCTTTGTAGCATAGATAAAGACTTACTTGGTGTTCCAGGTTGGCACTACAATTGGAACAAGGATGACTGGCCTCGTGGTGTAACACAAGCGGAAGCAGACTTTCATTGGTTGGTTCAACTTCTCATGGGAGATTCAACCGACAACATTGAGGGGATGAAGGGGATTGGTATTGCCAAGGCTCAGAAGTTAGCCTCCTCCTATTGTGAAAAGATGGGAACACCACTCGCACCTATCCCTGCTGCAAAAGAAATTTACGAAGCAGAAGGTTTTACCCTTGACGCATATAAAAAGTGTCTCATGCTCATCTCTATCTGGAGGTCACCAATGCCACCAGAGCTTTTAGAAAACGAACTTATCTTGGAGGTTTCAAAGACCATCCCAAGCCTATAAACCAAACCAAACATAAACATGAGATCAGAAAAACAAAAAGCTAGCACAACATACTACAAGACTTCATATAAGAAGTTTGAAGACCTAACATTTGATGAGAAAGTTAGGCGCAAGGAAATGTTGGATAGACCAGTTGACCCAGAGGTTGCCAGAGCATACAATTTTCTTGGTTGGCAGAAGCGGAAGAGAGAGAAGGCTAAAAACAAAGCCGTTGCCGCCATCATGCAAATGCGTGGCATTTAATAATAAACCATAAACCAAACATAAACATGAAACTAAAACAAGACATACACAGAACACCAAAGCACGAACGCACAGAACTGGAGCAAGGCTTCAGAGACAAAGCTGCAAACAACTTCCGCACTTCCAAAAATTGTGATGATACTTACACCGCAGCTCTATATTATGGTCAGTATATAGCCAACAAATACGCGGCAATGAGCGTTCGCACCTCACACCGCTATGGCTTCCTGCAAGAAATGACCAAGGAGCATTACGATATTGTATCAGAAACAAAGGCAGAAAGCTACACCAATAAACTGATGCGTGGCTATGACGCTCTTGAAGAGATGAGTAAAGATTCACTATAACCAAACCATAAACAAAACAGAACATGATTATTAAAACAGCAACCTACCCTTACGGCCCAGCCAAACACATGGACGCGGACACACTTGTCCAACGCCTACAAGTTGTCTCAGGACACCCTCGCTTTGTCGATGACTACGCTGGCTCGCTATCCGAAGGAGAAGAATACTGGATACCTGGTGTTCACATGAAGTCTAAGAAGCGCACGGGAGATCAAATCCTAGCATGGATGGAAGATAGTGGCATTGATCCAGAGTTTCAGTATGACGTAGATATGCGTCCCGAGTCCGTAATCCTATACAACAAGCACGGCCAGTCTCTGGTGACCTACCCTTACGGAACAGGTTGCCTACGTGAAGCGGCAGAGTTTGTTATGGATCAAGAAGGACGCGGAGACAGCTAAGTATGCCTAAATCTAAAAACACGCACCCGCACTCACTAGAGTCGGAGACCGTTGTTCTTGCGTCCTGTCTTCTATCTGAAGATGGTTCCGTTTACGACGAGGTGTCACAGGTTGTTCAACCTTCGGACTTCTATGTAGCCCGCAACTCTATAATCTTCTCTACTATGGGGAAGATTGTGGGGAAGGGGTTGGAGCTATCAGACATCACACTACTGGAGCAGCTACGCTCCGATGGCAACGAGGATGAGGTTGGTGGTATCGGAACCATCTATACAATCCAAGAAGCCTGCGAGACAGCAACCCACTCCAAGTATTCAGCGAACATAGTTAAGGAGAAGTCTAAGCTTCGCCAGACCATTCGTCATTGCCGCCTCGCCATCGAGGAAGCAGAGGAAGGAGAGGAAGGGGCAGACTCTGTTACGTCTAAGCTAGAAGCCTCCTTACAGTCCCTACAGGACGTTGATGATGGTAAGGGGGACGGGAGTATCAGAACTGCTGCCGAAGCCCTCAGAGAGGACTACAAGGCTATGGTGAATGGAACCTATGAGGTGTCTGCCATGCCCACTCGCATAGCACAAGTAGATGAGAAACTTAGCTGTGGTGGTGTAGCCAACGGAGAGGTGATGGTGATTGCCGCACCTACTTCCTGTGGTAAGACTGCCCTTGCTCTGAACATCGTCTTACAGAACGCAGTGACGCACAACATACCTGGCCTCTACTTCTCATTTGAGATGCAAGCTAAGTCTCTGGCTAACCGCATGATTCAAACTTGCGCCGCCACACCACTCAACCGCTTGCACGATGGGATGATGAAACCAGAATACCAGAAGCGTGTATGGGAAGCAACCGACAAGATGGCGGAGGCTCCCATCTTCACCAACCACTACGTTAAGAGTGTGGATGAGTTACGTGCCAAGGCTCGTATGTATAAGCGTAAGCACAAGATTGAGTGGATTGTCATAGACTACCTTCAGCTTGTTCCTTGGGATCGCAACATGAAAAAGAACGACGGCATAGCTGAGGTCTCACACCAAGTGAAACTGATGGCTATGGAGTTGGACGTTCCTGTCTTCCTGTTAGCACAAGTCAATCGTGAGGGAGCCAAGCGTGAGTCTGGTCTTACCTTGTATGACCTAAAGGATTCTGGTGACATTGAAAATGACTCCGACATCATCTTACTTCTATGGCCTGATGGAAAGGATGTAGATGAGGCTAGAAGAGTAGACGCAGAGCATGGGGCTTACGTTTCATTGAAGTATAACATTGCCAAGCAGCGTGAAGGTGCGCGTGACCTGAAGGGTAAGTTCATCTTTAAGAACCACATAGGACGTTTCCATTGATGCCATGCTACAGGATTACATACACCCGTCGAGACATGCCTTCACCCTGTAGTGCTATTAAAACAGCACACACAGAGGACGAAGCAATTAAATGCTTGACTACTGGTAGCAAGACTAAAGGATACAAACTAAAGAAGACGAACGTCCCAATCACCATTACTCAGATAACTGAACTAAACTAAA